TGAAGCTATAGACACCTCAAGCCCACTTCTCCACGGAACAGTTAACTGATACTCGTCAGCTCGCCATCTCTCTGTTTCTGGAGACTCTTGCTTTTCTGCGTTCTCCCAAAACTTGACCACAGCAAAATCCCCGACCCGAAATACCTCAAACGGCCTTGACGGCATCTCTCCGATTTCGACTCTCATCCGATATAATCCTCCTGCATTTCTTGATATTCACTAAAGGGAGTACTCTCGTTTCAAGAAATTTTCTCCCATTGCAATGCCTTATAAGCCCAAGGTAGCTCGCCATAGACTTAGCATTATGAGGGCTTTTGTTTCTGGAAAACACTTTAGCTTTAGATACAATCCGGTACATGAGTGGCTTTTTAAGCAGGGAATACCCGTGATAAAACTTATACGAAAGGAACGGAACGAACCCATCTCCTATTTTGAATATCCTGTAATTCCCTTTCATCTTAAGTCCGAGTGAGGCTAAACATTCACCGACCAATACCCTTGACCTATGAAGCTTTCTCTTGTTGTCGGACAACAAACACATATCATCCATATACCTTACATATCTACAGTCCGGATTGATTTTTTGCTTAATTGCCATATCAACCTCCCCGAGCACTAAATTTGCATACCATTGGCTGGGGTAAAAACCAATCGCAAGTCCCCCTCCCATGCTTAAAAGTATCTTCTCGTGCAATCCAAGAAACCGCTCATCTTTGAAAATTTTCCTTAAAGCCCTCATCACGGCCCAATCAGGACAGGTATCGTAAAATTTTCTCACATCAAACAAAGCGCAATACTTATTCCCCTTTTCCCTCGACATCCACTTTGCAACAGCATCCGTCGCCCTCTTTTGACCAGCTCCGGGGATGCTTCCGCAATTGTAATAATAATTGCGCCTCTCGATATGCGGTACAGTCACCCTCATGACTGCGTGATGAACTATTTGGTCTATAAGGCGAGGAACTTTTATATTCCTCTCCTTTTTTCTCACCCCCTCCTTAATCTTGTGTTCTTTATATGGAAACGGCTCCCAACGGCCACTCATAAGCATTTCAGAAACCATCTCTCCATATTTTTGAGCCTCGGTTCTCATTTTTATAGCTCTTCTGTTATCCCCCTTTCCTTTCGTCATTTCTTTGACAGCAGCAACACAATTATCAACAGAAACAACTTGTTCAAATAAAAAGCCAGTTTTTTTCGGCATAAATAACCTTCTTTTGCACTACGGATTTTCGAGAATGGACCTACTAACCCGCTTCCAGCGTGTAATTTTCGCCAAGGGGCGAGGCTCTCAGGGGCTTGGTTCTGACATGAAACCAAAAGAAGTGAAGGCACGCGATGTTCCAGTTCGAGTTCGAGGCCGTGTTGTTCCAGTTGCCATAGAAACGCCCATCGTTCGCACCGTTGTTCGCGTTGCCGCTAAGCAGGAGGCCACCCACCAGCCCACGGGGACACCGCTCCTTTTGAGCCTTAATAGAAATATGCAAAGGGGCTCCGGCCCCCTTGCAACCCCCTTATGGGGTTTTCAAGTAGGGAAGGCACGCGATGTGCCAGGTCGAGGCCGAGGCCGCGATGCCCCAGTAGCCATAGAAACGCCCATCGCCCGCACCGCCGTTCGCGCTGCCGCCAAGCAGGAGGATGGTATTCCCGACCTCCAAACTCGGGACGTAGTAATAATCCCCCACGGGATTAGTTGACCCTGCGCTCCCGCCTGTTAATTTTGCAAACGGAGCAAGCGGGAGTAGATTGTCGAAATGCAATTCCGCGATATAATTGGTGACAGTTGGCAGAATCAATCCAGTGTCACGATGTACACCAGTATTGAGCGCGTCTGCCGCCGCAGCCTCTGCCCGGCTGTTAGCCACCCAAATTTTGCCTGTTCCGGTCTGCCTGTACGCACCAAGGCAATAGCGGAAAAAGTTACCATGAGAAACTCTGCCGCGATAATAGGCGTTGCTTTTACCGTTGATGCCGATATATCCAGACATAGAACCTATCGCCACATCGGGGGTGTTGTACATTCCGTGAATGCAGATAAACGTATCCATGGTCACGTTGACGGTCAGCGCGGGTACGGTAACGGCTTTATGAGTTGCGTAAAGCGGGTCTCCCGCGTCAAGGTCTGCCGATGAAATAAATCGCGTCACATCAGTTTGCTCTCCACCATCAGTTGTACCAAGCCCGATTAAAGCGCCTGAAACGCATGCGGAAACAAACGCATTGGGCAGTTTGAGCACAGTCGCTCCGATGGATGCCGCTGCCCCACACTTCTCTGCGCTCTGACGGTATAGCCCGTCAACACCCTTGCCTACGGCGGTTTCGCTGTTGAGGTTGGCATATTCCACCGCCATCAAAAGGGTGTCGGCTGACCACGTCCAAATATCATCCAGCGTCATGCCCTGAGCGGTCACGTTGGTGTGCATGGCGCTCATTTGAGCGTTGCGGTGCGGCATTGAATTGCCAATGGACGTAATTTTACCATTCCCATCCAACGCGCCGAAATACCGCCCGCCGATAGTCGCCTCGTAATGAATCCAGCCGGGAATCGGGCCATCTGCTACACCTGCGTAAACGTAAACATCATCCTGCCACACTCGGCCCCAAAACTCGGGTGTGTAAACACCGTCAAAGTCGCCTGTGCCATCCAACGCAAAGCCAGGCTCACCCTCCCACATCGTCACGGCATCGGTGATAGGGGAACCTGCGGGCAAGGCGGCATAATCGGAGCGGTTCACTTTGCAGAGTTTACGGTGTTTCCACGGGTAGAGGCTATCGAATGGGTTTGAATAGGACGGATTCACGCTCCCGCGGTGGCAGAAATTGGTGATTGTCGTTGTGATCGAGGCAGCATCGCCCATGCGGGTACATTGCGAGTTTACTTTATCCCAGCGGATGATGTACTGCTTTACTCCCGCCAAAGAGGGAGCGTCAGCGCCGTTATAAACAGGGAAAGTAGTTGTCGTATCATCGTCAAACGTGATGGTGTAGGTGTCCGTAGTTCCGGGCGTTCCGTCGCCTGACGTGCGTAGGACGGATACTATGCCGTTGCCTGTGTCGCCCTTTAGCCCAGCAAGTTGCTCTGGCGTAAAGTCGGCATACTCAAACGCGTCTCCCTTTTCCGCAATTTGCTGCCAATGCGTCGTATCGGTGACAGGAACGCCAGCCGCAGGCGTGGGGTTGATGTACATGTATGAGCCGCCATTTGCGCTCACAACTTTATATTTTTTATATTCTGTTTCAGGATTATAAACGCCACCAGCAGACATGCTGACGGCACCCAAATTAGTTATTCCCATTAAATTTCGACCTCCAATTCTCCGTCAGCGTTGATCGCGAAGGTGATTCCCTGCAATTTTGCCAGTTCTATCCCGACATCACTTACAATATCTGTCATAGGCTTCAATGCGTCGGCTACGGTTATAGTTGCGCTATCGCTTCGTGTAAAAACCAAGTTATTGCCATTTGCGGAACCGCTAACGATTTCAGAATCAATCGATGACTGTGCGGCGTCGTTAACAGACTTCAAAGCGTCCGTAACAACAAGGCTTGTATTGTCCTGTTTTGTGAAAACAAGGTTGTCTCCATCTGCGTGGGCAGATTTTATCCTTGCATTTTGACGGGCAGTTTCCGCAATTTCTCGCAAATCTTCTGCGTTTTCTCTTGATGTTTCGCTTGATTGCCTGACACCTTCTGCGGATATTCTCGATTGCTCAGCAGGAATGAACGTATTGACATATCCTTGCGCTAAATCCCTTGCAGACTCAGCCCCTTGCTTTGCGACAAGAGCAGACTGAGCATAGCCTTGCGTTGCATCTCTATATTGGAGCGACAGGTTTTTTGCGGACACAGACTCGATGGCGGCATCCCTTGCGATGGTTGCGTTTTCTTCGGCATAGTCAGCGTACATGTAAGCGTCGCCCCTTGCAGATTCCGCAAGCCCCTGTGCCGTCTGCGCATCGCCAGCGAAGCCTTCTGCTGCGTCTCTTGCGTCCTTGGCCCGGGCAGCATCTGCCTTTGCGCCTTGCCCTGCCTGTACGACCTCGGACACGTAATCTTCCATCGCCTCGGGTACAGGGCCGGTGGGGCCGTGGCCTGGTGATACGCTGGTAAATACACGCACAGACCGTTTTTCCTTGTCTCCAACGCTGCACCTAATGACGGCTGTGCCGGAGCCTTGCTCGGCTGTTAGCTGGGGTGGGATGAGCCAGTTAAGGATATCCCCAGATAAGGAAACTCCCGGCGATATGAAAGGCTCACTTTGGATGGGCGTTGTAACCGATATTCCTATGGCTGCATCGGGGTGCTCTTTCAGCCACTCGCTGATGTCTATTTCTATTTTGTGGGCGTTTGCTTCACCCTGATTTCCCAAGGATAGCACCACAGGCATGTTGTTTATGTTGTACATTATCTCGACTCCTAATTCTTCCGCACCGTGCATCTAACATTCTGATACACCAGTAAATCAGGGTATTCCGCAAGCCAATCTGAAATATCAAATTCGTGCTTGACACTCCCCACGGCTAAAGCCGTGGGATTCTTGGTTCCACGAGCGTTGCCCATGTTTGGTCTTATATGCTCTCCCCAAGCGTAAATTCCCGCATGTCCTGCGGTACAATTCTATTTCGGGCTACGTTTAGGATACGCAACCCTTCATCTAAAATATTCTTTGCTGCGTTCACATCTCTGTCGTGATGTACGCCGCACTTCGGGCAATCCCATTCCCTGACAGCGAGATTCTTCGTGTCAGAGTTCTTGCATCGGCAAGAGTTGCACGTTTGGCTTGACGGGTAAAACCTATCTACTTTGACAAGTTCCTTCCCGTACCAATTGCACTTGTACTCCAACTGTCTGACTATCTCGCCCCATGCGGCATCACTAATCGCTTTCGCAAGCCTACGGTTCTTGACCATGTTTTTAGGCACGAGCGTTTCTATCGCAATCAAGTCGTAGTCACGCACAAGTGATGTTGTCATCTTGTGTGCGTTGTCAAGCCTTTGATTCGCAATACGCTCGTGTAACCTTGCCACTTTGATTCTCGCCTTTTCTCTGTTGTTACTACCACTTGATTTTCGGGATAGCCTACGCTGGAGTTTAGCAAGTTTCTTCTGTGACTTGGCGAAGTACTTCGGGTTTGTGAAGCGATGATTGTCTGATGTAATGGCGAGTTCCTTCAGCCCAAGATCAACGCCTACCATTGCCCCTGTTTTGTCCACCGGTTGAATTTCAATGTCCGTACACAAGACGGACACGAAATACTTGCCACTTGGATTCTGGGATACAGTTGCGGATATGATTCGCCCTTCTATTTGCTTAGACACCTGACACCGCACCAATCCTAACTTCGGGAGTCGTATATGCTTCTCGAACATCTTGATGTTACTCGATGTTCTATAACTCTGATGCTTGTCGCGCTTGCTTTTGAATTTCGGAAAGCCAGGCTTATCGCCTGACTTCACACGCCTAAAGAAGTTCTGGTATGCAGCGTCTAAATCTGCAAGCGCATTTTGTAAAGCACACTTGTCTGGTGTTCTAAGCCACTCGGTTTCCTTTTTAATCTGGGTTAGTCGCTTGTCTTGTTCAAACCGCCCCGCTGTACGCTTCTCATTCTCATAAGTTGCTATGCGCTCGGCAAGAAAGTGGTTATAGACCCATCGCTTGCATCCGAACGTTTGGACAATTAGTTCTGACTGCTGTTTGTTCGGATAGATTCTAAACTTGTATGCTTTTTCCACTCTCTCACCTCCTTAATTGCGTTGCTATCCCCACATCTAAAGCAGGGGGCTTGCGCAACGATTAAATTTGGTGATGTACCCCACGCCTAAAGGCCGGGTTTCCTGTTCGATAGCCCTGACGGGCTAAGCATGGGCAGGCTATCCCCGTGCATCCCACGGTTGTTTTTTATCTATTATGCGGTTGCTATTTCAGTTCTCTAATTAGCCATAATTCATAAAGATAGGCCGTAGACTTCTTATCGAATATGAAAACAAGTTTGTTTTCGTCACCAATAATCAAATCAATTAACTTTGCGCCATGCCTGATGTAAGCAGATACTTGAACAGGGTTTAGAATCCTTACGCAGTCAGACATGGTGTATGTAATCCCCGTCAACGAGGATGAAATAGCAATTTCATTCAGGACATTTTCGCTCAAGTTGCCCTCATTCCGTGAACCAAAAAAAGGGGGTACAACACGCATGGTGAAGCACCCCCTTTCAGGTTCTTCACATTATTTCTTGAATTTATTGTAGCCGCCGTACTGCGGCTTCTGTTGCTGTTTGTTGCTATACTGCGGAGGCGCTACAACTTGCGGGGCTTGCGGCTCGACCACCTTCAAAGGCTCTGAAATAACTTCTACAGGCTTTTCATCTTCTGCAAGGATTTCAGCAATTACATCCCTGTTGTGGGCTGCATAGCCTTCCCAGCCTTCGATGTCAACCTTAGACAGCATTTCCTTAGCATCGGCCTTTTTAAGCGTCCCATTCCCGTACTCATAGAGAACCATGTACGCTTGGAAGTGATCCTGCGTGCAGGAAATCGCCCTCCAAGCGGCATAGTTTTTCTGGTTTATACAAGTGTCGCAGGCGTTATACCCTTTACCGCAAATTTTGCAGAAATGGTTATATTCAGCCATTACGCCACTTCAGGAACGATAAGATCAAACAGTTTCTTCTGCGCGTCGCAATAGTTCTGCATGGCGCGGATGGTGAAGGGATGCTTGCCTTCAGTGGTGAAGTCGAGGTTATAATCCGAGAGCAACTTGGCCTGCGGGAAGATCATGTAAGCCTTGTATTTCACGGAGATATTGCACACGTCAGCGCCCAGAACTTCCATAACAAACTTACCAGCGGTCGGGAAGTTCTTTGCGGAGTTGCTCACAGAAATAGCGCCAAGGTCGTCACTGCCATCAGCTTCGTAGTTGTAGATAACAAGCACACGCTCGCCAGCAACTGCGTCGGTGGGCGGGGTGACTTTCTTGGTGCCGACAACAACCTTAAATACGCCAGCGCCAGCATTGGCACCAATGGTGTACTTTGTGCCAACGGTGCCATCGCCATTCAGTTTATAAATGAACGGAACTTCGGAGCCGAGTGTGCCAACGGGGGTCTGCGCAAGGGTGATGTCGGTGCCGGAAGTCCAAGTGAACTCCTCGAAGGCGGGGACGGTGATCTTCGCGCCAGCGGTGGCGGCAACCTTGGAACCACCAGACTGAGCGGCCAGCAAGCCAAGGTCGATCAGAGAGTTCTGCGCTGAGAACTCTGCCTGCTTGCCCTGCTCAAAGGTCATGATGGGAGTGCCCATCGCGTCAACGGCATCACGGGTCTCGGAAGTCACCGACAGGCTCGGCTCCTCAATCTGGTTCAAAGACCAGAGTACGGAACCGTCCGCAGACGACAGCATGAAGCCACGGCTGATGCGCTCGATAACGAAGTTGGAAATGTCAAAAGCCATTTTTTATTCCTCCATTTGAAATAAGCCCCATGAAGGGGCTGGTTAAAGTGTGTTATTTATTTTTTGGCGTATAAATCTCGTAGCCAATTGAACGATTCCTTGGGAACCTTAGACAAGTCAGCCATACCAGAATACCCGCCCTGCAACAAGGCTTGAGACGACTTAATAGTGGTAATCCGTTGTACAGAGTCAAAGAACTCAAACAGCCCAACATTGCGGACTTCTTTTGAGTTATATTTGAACCCTTCACTATTGACCATAGCAGACACAAGCGGAAGCAAAATAGACTCGAACGGCTTCTTAGATTGCATCCTCTTCTTTTGTCTGTCGTCCTCGATCAGAAACTCCTTCGTGCCTTGATTGGCCGCGAACTCAGGCTTCTTCTTGATCCCGTGCAGGCGTGTCAGATACTGCATCATCATGGCGTGTACGTGGAAGTCAATTTTGACCCCAGAATCCTCGCTATATAACAGTAAAACCCCACTTTCCTGCTCAATCATCTTCAGTTTTGAGAAGTCAACACCACCGAATAAAATGCGTGTTTGGTCAGCACCAAAGTTACGCGTCGCAATATAAAACATCTCAATGTCGGTGATTTTCTCGTAATCAAAGCCCATGTCGGTCAGTTCAGGCTTGAAGTCGGACGATATGGACGTAATCATGTGAACCATCGAGAAGTAATCCTGCTCTCCGTATTCCAAGATTTCGCCTATGGTCGGTTGGTGTATCCTGATCTTGTCGTTGATGATGCAGTCGTCGCCAAAGTACATGCGGAGCATGTCTACATTTTTGATGCTACTTCACCTACTTCGTAGACGTAGTGCCGGGAAGCGTGCTGCAAAACCTGTTCCAATCAAGGACGTAGTAATGCAATGAACGCCCCCTGAACGTGTCGTGCAGGTTAAACCTGCTTCCGATTCTTCGCTCAAGTTTCCCAAACCCGAAGTCAAGATTCCCGTTCAGCAGGGTATCAATCCTGCCAACTAAAGCATCCCTGCGGATTTCTCCGCTCATGTTCATCATGCTTTTGGGCACAATAACATAAATCCATAGATGTACACCCGTGACGGCTGGGCCTTTTACGTCGCCCTCATCGGTTTCGACGCAGATGTAGACCTTTTCATCCGCGACTGTTTCATCTATGTAATCGTATAGAAACAATTGCTTGTTTATTAGGGAAGTGGCAGGAAGCGTTGGGTTGCTTGTAGCGGTAATCAGTTCCACGCAAGTCTTGTCCTTCACGATCAGGTTGAGGACTTTCTTTTTGTATTCTGTAAATTCTGAAAGGTGTGGCATTATTCTTCACTCCCTTCGGCAACTACAGCGTCAAGCCATCCGCCGCCATCATCATCGCCCCCGGTATCGCCAGTGGGTGTGTTGTCAGCAACCATGTTCACAATGTCGTCCGTGCTTCGCAGAATGTCTTCACTAAGCGTCCAGCGCAAAACGCCGTAGCCGTCATAGTCGTACTGTTCGGTATCGACCTGCGTGACTTTGAACGCAGTAGGTTTGGACAGCCTGCGGTCAACCAAGAGCCTAAAGTCGTGGTCAACTTCAATCGTTTCGCTGTTATACGGCAAAAAGAGAAGCCGTTGCGTAGAGCCTACGGTCATGGTCTTGTTGGATTCCACGCCGCTGTTGTACTGCGTGGCGTTATTCGTCACGACAGGATAGGATACGTTTGCACTTGTCTTGGGCGACTTGAAGTTGACCGTATAGTTGCAGTACCAGATAATCGCCTTTTCGTACACCATGTTATTGTCAACAAGGCTGACGACGAGCCACCATCTGTTGTCAAACTTGATGTACTGCCCACATTGCAGTTTCCCGATTTCCGTCAGGATCTGCCTTTGGTCTGCGTTGGGCGGCGTGTCTGCCGTTCTGTTCTGGATAATGGCACGGATAGTTGATGGCGTGTTGGTGATCCTATCGCCATAAACCTGTACAGCCTTGCCCATGAACGAGTTGATGAGTTCAATGAACCCGCCTTTGTCGCCGTTGAAGTTTCCTTCTTCAAAGCCGCTGATGTTGGATGAAGTTAGCGCATACCAAGAATCTGCCATACGCCCACCTCACGAAAACCAGTGTGTTTTTTGCTTATGAATCAGTTCCTTGGTTCTGGCAAGTTCGGCTTCGTATTCTGTTGCCGTGGCTCGCTTGGCGTCGCCCATCCCGTTCAGCGTTATGTCTTTTGTGATGATGTTATTCAACTTATTGACCCTGCTGACTTCGCGTTCCAAGTACCTGACTTTCATCAGATAAGCCAAGGTGTTGATAACGTACAGGGGAAGTTCGCCTGAAAATATCTGCGTGTCTTTGTTATAGTACAGCTCAGATATGTCAAGTTGGAACTCGCCAAGGGCGTCCAAAAACCACTGATACTGCAATTCAGCCGCAATCGTTTCCCTGTCACGGATCGTGGACTGGAAACTTGTGATTACGTCCGTTGCGCTTG